CAGGTGAAGCACCTTCAGCGCCCGCTGAAGCACCTGCTGAAGCACCTGCTGAAGCTTAAGTAAGATCGAAGGGAAGAGGTTGAGTTTACTTGACTTCTTCCCTTCAACCCTTTATACTGTACGGTATAAAGTTTATTATATTATGGAGTGATGATGATGCAAAATGATTTTTTATGGGTAGAGAAGTATCGCCCACGCACGGTTAAAGACACAATTCTTCCTGAAGAGATGAAGAAGACCTTTCAACAGTTTGTCGATCAAGACAATGTTCCCAATTTATTACTAGCTGGTCGAGCAGGTGTAGGTAAGACTACAATCGCTAAAGCAATGCTAGAAGAGATAGGTGCTGATTATATAACCATCAACGGTTCTATGAATGGCAATATCGATACCCTTCGTGTAGAGATTTCCAACTTCGCATCTAGTGTATCATTCACCGGTGGTCGAAAGTACGTCATATTAGACGAAGCTGACTATCTAAACGCCAATTCAACACAGCCTGCCCTCCGTAACTTCATGGAAGAGTTTTCGAAGAACTGTGGCTTTATTATGACGTGTAACTTTAAGAACCGCATCATTGAGCCATTACACTCAAGGTGCAGTGTGATAGAGTTTGGTATCACTAAGAAAGACAAGCCCGTTATTGCTTCACATTTTTTCAAGAGAGTATGCGGCATTTTAGATGAAGAGGGTATTACATATGATCAAAAGTCTGTTGCTGAAATTGTACAGGTTTATTTTCCTGATTGGCGCCGAGTCCTTAATGAACTACAGCGTTATGCTTCTACTGGTCGTATTGATGCTGGCATCTTAGCGAGTAAATCGACTGACAACATAAGTACCCTTATCAATCTGATGAAAGATAAGAACTTCACTGCTACTCGTAAGTGGGTTGCAGATAACCAAGATATTGATTCCGCTGTCTTATACAGGCAGTTGTATGATATACTACCGAGCAAAGTTAACAGTACTCAAAGTATTGCTGATTCCATTATCATTCTGGCAGAGTATCAGTACAAAGAAGCATTCGTTGCTAACTCAGAGATCAATCGAGTTGCGGCACTTGCTACACTTATGGCTGAGATCGACTGGAAATGAGACTGAATCCATTTAAGAAGAAGGAACCACAGCATACATGCCTTATTTGCATGAAGACTGCTGGTAGTAATCCTTCTGAGGTACGATACAAGTATCAAGATGGTGAAGGCGTTGCATATCTATGTGATGTGTGTAGCGAAGAATTTAATAAGGATACAGTAGATAGGGATCAAGAAAATGACATCTCCGTTTGAGTACGTAAATACAATTACGCTAAGTAAGAAGAATATGATGCGTGATAGCGAGAACGATGTTCTTGCAGAAAAAGGCTATGAGCCTTGGTTAGTAAACAATGCACTGTCTTACTTTCCTGATACAATTCTTCATGCAAACCTAATGAATATGAACCACCAGTTGGATAAGCGTCCCCAATACGAGTGTCTTATAAATAGCATTAGACCTAAAAAGCGATGGGCAAAGTGGGTTAAGAATGCTAGTAATGAAGACCTTGATATGATATGTGAGTTCTATCTTTGTAACAGAACTGTTGGTCAAGAATATCTTTCTTTGTTGTCTAGTGATGAATTGAGAATCATGAAAGAACAACAAGAAATAGGTGGTGTGAAGAAATGAACATTTTAGAGAAACTAGTAGAGGTAACTCTGCCCAACGAGGAAAGCTTTCTTAAAGTAAAAGAAACACTTACTCGTATAGGTATTGCCTCAAAGAAAGAGCAGAAGTTGTATCAGTCTTGCCATATCCTGCACAAGCAGGGCAAGTACTACATTGTACACTTCAAAGAACTTTTCATGTTAGACGGAAAGATTAACGACTTCTCAGAAGAGGACAAGGCACGTAGAAATACTATTGTCAAGTTACTTGAAGAATGGTCATTGATTAAGCCTTTGAATGCTGAGATGATTGCAGAGCCAACAGCTCCACTATCACAAATCAAAATTCTTCCTCACAAGGAAAAGGGCGAGTGGGAACTTATTGCTAAGTACAGCATAGGCAAAAAACGCTAAACTGATTTTACATTTTAATGAAGGACTATACTATGATTAGAGATAATGATATGCTTGCCGCTATCAACATGATAGAAGACAGCGAGTTGAAGATATTCAAACTTTTTCCAGAAGCCCATATGCCTATATACGGCACAGAATGGTCAGCTTGCTTTGATCTAAAAGCGTCTATTCGTCCTACAGATACCTTAACAGTTTATGGACAATCCAATGAGAAGCGCAAGTCTGTCATTGATCCTAATAATGGTAAAGGTTGCATACTATACTCAGGAGAAAGAGTATTAGTTCCTACGGGGCTAGTCTTTGATCTCACTGAAGATCAATCCCTACGCATTCATCCACGTTCAGGTTTAGCTTGGAAATCTGGTATTACAGTAGCAAACTGTGAAGGTGTTGTTGATGCTGACTACGTTCAACAGACCTACGTGATGCTACAGAACATTTCTGATCAACCATTTGTGATACGTGACGGTGATCGTATTGCTCAGGCAGAGATCGTTAGAAACAATAGAGTGTGGTTTGTCGAAACTACTATTGAGCCTAAAGAAAAGACTGATCGAACAGGTGGTCTCGGCTCTACAGGAGTTCAGTAATGCAACAGTCTTTTAGATTCTACGATATAGATCCAGAACAATTATCATTTGACTTTCCAGTGCAACAACGGTCATATGTACAAACTGATTTGTTCACAACTGATATAGCCTTAACTCCCAATTCGAATGGCGCTTTCAATTCATATTTTACTGTGAGTGATTCTAACGGAGGTGAGACTGCAAGGATAGACGATACGGGTATCAGTCTTAGAATGGAAAACAAATCTTGGCTAAAAACTAAGGTTGCTAATTGGTTAGGAGTTAAGTACCTATAACCATGCTTTTCTGTAATGACTGACATTACAAAATATCATGAAGTTTTTTCAGAACATTACCATATAACATGTATAAATACATGTGAGTTGCCTTCGGGGACTCATAACAATAACCCTTGCTTAACAGGAGGTCAATAATGACTTATATGCAAACACAGTACGATCCATTTACAACCGTAGGATTCGATAGAATCTTTGAACGCATCCAAGCGATGCATCAAACGCCCAACGATAGAGGTGCCAGTAACTATCCGCCATATAATATCACGAGAGAAAGTGATACAACGTATATCGTTGAAATGGCAGTTGCTGGATTCACTGAGGAATCTCTTGACATTCAAGTCAAAGAAGGTGTCCTAACAGTCGAAGGTAAGGTTGAGGACTCTGAAGATAAAGAGTACATTCACAAAGGCATTGCCGCTCGTGCTTTCACGAGAACATTCACACTTGCTGAAACAGTAATTGTGAAAGATGCAGGACTTGAGAATGGTATGCTTCGTATCTTGTTAGAAAACGTCATCCCAGAGGAGCAGAAGCCTAAGAAAATTAAGATTGGGCAGAAGCTTAATGCGGGAGAGAAAGAACTACTACAAGAATAGTAGGGACATTTGGGTGGGACGTAGATCAAAAGTTTACGTCTCACCCTTTAATCAAATATTTGTATAGGAGCAAATAAAGCTTATGAAAACTGCAATCTCTTTCATTAAGAGTTGCGACGGTGCATTCTGCGACACTGTATCTCAATTACTGTTGTTAGCATTATCCACTTTTGTAATAGCTAGTTGTCTAACACAACTAGCATAAAGATATAAGGTAAATAACTCCAACGGTGAACTTAACGGCTCACCGTTTTCGTTTTTAGTGCTTGACAACTGGTTAAAATAGTGCTATAATATACATTCACATTGAGAGAGATTATAATATGGAATACGGAATAACACAGCAACTTGCTCCACTGTACAAACGAGACAGCAAAGGCAAGATCAGAATTTTGACTATCGAGATTGGATATAATGATGCTTGGGAAGCAGGCACAAGATCGATTGCAGGAATAAAAGATGGTAATCTAGTGACTTCTGGATGGAAAGAAAGTAGTCCAAAGAACGTAGGCAAATCAAATGCTACTACTGCATTAACCCAAGCTGAAGCAGAGGCTAAAGCCAATTGGGACAAGAAGGCAGAGAAGGAGTACTTTACAGACATTAACCTCGTAGACACGTATGAGAAATTTAAGCCCATGCTTGCTGGTGATTACACTAAGCAAAAGGTTCAAGTAACATCTGGATTTAGTCAGCCTAAATTGGACGGCATTAGATGTGTTGCGAATTCTAGTGGATTATGGACACGTGCTGGTAAAGCCATCACAAGTTGTCCCCATATTTGGTCAGCAGTTAAGCCAATCTTAGATGCTAATCCAACTATGACTTTAGACGGCGAACTATATAATCATGAGTTAAAAGATGACTTCAATAAGATCACTTCATTAGTGAGAAAGATGAAGTCTACTGATGAAGATATAGAAGAGGCTAAGAATTTGGTGCAATACCACGTCTATGATCTACAAGACAGTATGTCGCCTAATGATTCGTTCTCAATACGATCTACTGTTATCGATCATGTTATTAACAGCAACTGCCTATATCTAAAGAAAGTTCCAACGTCCTTAGCTGTCGATCAAGAAGAGTTAGACGAATTATACGCTAATTACACGACGGATGGATACGAAGGACAAATGGTGCGTAACGATACTCCTTATGAAAACAAAAGATCGAATGGTCTACTGAAGCGTAAAGAGTTTATAACTGAAGAGTTCAAAGTTGCGTCTATGTTAGAAGGTCAAGGCAACTGGGCAGGACATGTCAAGAAGTTTGCTTTGATTATGCCTAATGGAGAAAACTGTGGAGCTGGAGTTCGAGGTAAGCAAGACAAGCTTAAAGAGCTTTGGGAATCAGGCGATACTCCTAGTTGGGCAACGTTACGATATTTCGGTCTAACTCCAGATGGTGTGCCTAGATTTCCTGTAGTCATAGACTACGGATACGGTGAACGTGCTGACTAATTTACTTGACTTTTTGTTTCTTATACTGTACAATGTAAACCATACCATACAAAATGAGGTTATATCTTGAGTTTTTATACTTGCGTTAATCGCTACGGCAATAACATATTGTTCCGTGGCTACAATGATGATGGCAAACCCATCATGAAGAAATTCCCATTCAAGCCAACGATGTACGTTCCTTCTACTAAGGGACCTGGTGAATGGAAGGGCTTTGATGGTGCTTCAGTTGAGCCTATTCAACTTGATTCTATGTCAGAAGCCACAGAGTTCAACAAGAGATACGAGGGCGTTGACAATTTTAAGATATATGGCAACAACAATTATGTAGCTCAGTTCATCGCTGATAAGTATCCTGGCATAGTACCCTACGATCTAAAGCGTATCAATGTCGGTAATATAGATATTGAGGTCGCATCTGATGATGGTTTCCCAGAGCCTGGTGAAGCAAAGCATCCAATTATTTCTATCGCATACAAGAGCAGTACTTCTAAAGTATATCACGTTTGGGGTTTAGGTGAATGGAGACTAGAAGACTGTGAGCTTGATCTAGATGGCTACATGGTTCAATATCGCCTATGTACTGATGAGTCCGACCTCATGCTTAAGTTCTTAACTTTCTGGCATGCCAATTGTCCAGATATTATCACTGGTTGGAATATTCGACTATTCGATATCCCTTACATGATAAACAGAACCACACGCATTCTCGGTGATAAGATTGTCAAGCAGTTCTCGCCTTTCGGTATTACGAAGTATCGACAGATTGGCATCAAGGGTAAAGACATGGATGCTTATGAGATATATGGTGTTCAGCAAGTAGATTACTTTGATCTGTTTCAGAAATTTGGTTTTACGTATGGCAATCAAGCATCTTATGCTCTAGATAATATTGCCGCTGTTGTTCTAGGTACCAAGAAGCTGTCTTACTCTGAGTACGGCTCTTTACACGGTTTGTATAAAGCTAATCACCAGAAGTTCATCGACTATAACATTCGTGATGTTCAGGTAGTAGATCAGATTGACATACAGACTGGTCTTATGGACTTGGCATTGATCGTTGCATACAAGGGCGGTGTAAACTATAACGATGCATTCGGTACAACTGGCATATGGGATTCAATCATCTATCGATATCTCAGTGAGCGAAAGATCGCTGTTCCACCTTCGGTACGCAAACATAAAGAATCGTATCCTGGTGGTTATGTTAAAGAGCCTAAGGTAGGCATGACTGAATGGGTAACATCATTTGACCTTAACTCACTATATCCCAATCTGATTGTTCAGTACAACATGTCACCCGAGACTTTAGTTTCAGGTGGTGATGACTTTACTGCAAGTGGTGTTGAGCATTATCTCAATAACCCAATACGTGAAGATGTGCGTGAGCGTGATCTATCTGTTGCTGTCAACGGTTCTATGTATCGTAAAGACGTTCGTGGCGTATTACCTACGATCATTATTGGTCTGTACGATGAGAGACGTGGTATCAAAAACGAGATGCTTTCCCTCAAGTCAGAATACGAGAAGAAGAAGTCTCCAGAGATGTTGAGAGAAATAAATAGACTTGAGAATACTCAGCAGGCTGTTAAGATTTTGCTTAACTCACTTTATGGTGCATTAGGCAATCAATACTTCAGATACTTTGATATGAGAATTGCAGAGGGCATTACACTGTCTGGTCAGTTGTCTATCAAGTGGGCTGAGAAAGCCATGAACAAGGCATTGAATACTATTCTCAAATCTGATGATGAAGATTATGTTATCGCTATGGATACTGACTCTTTATACGTGAACATGGGACCTCTTGTTGATGCAGTCGAACCAACAGATCCCGTAAAGTTCATCGATCAAGCATGTGAGCAAAAGCTTGTACCTCTTCTACAGAAGTCGTACAATGATATGTTTACTCAAATGAATGCTTATGAAAATAGAATGGTTATGGCACGTGAAGCTATCGCAGATAAGGGTATCTGGATGGCAAAGAAACGCTATATACTTAACGTTCATAATAATGAGGGTGTACAGTACGCAGAGCCTAAGCTTAAAGTTATGGGTATCGAGGCTGTGAAATCATCAACTCCTCAAGTTGTGCGTGATAAGTTTAAAAAGGCTTACAGCATCATGCTAAATTCTACAGAAGTAGAACTACAGTCATTCGTGGCTGACTTCTATGAAGAGTTCAAATCTTTGCCAGCAGAGGACGTATCGTTTCCTCGTGGTGTCAGCGACATCAATAAATGGAATGATAAGCATACGATATACAAGAAAGGTACTCCTATTCACGTCAGAGGTGCTTTACTTTTCAATAAGCTTATGAAAGAAAAGAAGCTGTCTATGGAAGAGATTAAGAATGGTAGTAAGGTTAAGTTTTGTTACATGAAGATGCCTAATCCTTTAATGGAGAACATCATATCTTTCCCACAGTTCTTGCCAAAAGAGTTTGACTTAGATAGTCATATTGATTATGATATGCAATTCAACAAAACATTCAAAGACCCATTGAAGATGGTATCTGACGCCATAAACTGGGAACTTGAATACATAAACACATTAGAAGGATTTTTCTCATGACAGAAGATATATTTGACTTCGGCTTTACTGCCGTTGATGAAACAGAACTGGAGGTCGTGCAACAAGCACAAGCAAAAGTTGCTCAAGAGAGTGGTACAGCAACAGACCTACAAGACAAGCTTGATAAGCTTTACAACTCAATAACACCACTGCTTAATAACCTTAAGGCAAACCCAGAGAAAGAGTACATTCTTTGGCCAAACCGCACCGCAAAGATCGAACAATTTGAGAAGAAATTGTTTGACATTTACGATGCATGATGTTATAATAGTCGCAGTACAACAGAATTTAAACTATGGAGAATTATAATGTCATCATTGATGGAAAAACTAGCTAGGAACTCGACTATCAAGTCCACAGCTCCTATTATGGACTCGAAAGTGTTCGGTAAGAAAGACATGGCACCAACAT